CGTCTGCGTCGAATGCTGGTGCAACGTCAACAAAAGGCGGGAATAGACGGTATGGGTGACTAGTAGGAAGGCTGGCCTCAAGGCCCCACTTCCAAGCGAAATAACCCTCAAGGCGTTCGCGGTCGGCGGTGGAAAGGGCGGTGTTGGTGTAGACGACTTCACCGACAAATCCGAGCATTTGGTTGGAGTTTAGCGTTACACCATCATCGGTGGACGTGCCTCCAATAATAAGCGTGGCGCTGTCGGTATCCGAACTGTTGCCAGATGAAGGGAAAGAACCTGTTCCACCAGCAGCGCCATTTACAAACTGGTCAAGCGCTCCGTCAGAGTATCTTGCAACGCCCACCTGAATTACGTTTGTGCCGCTTGTATATGTAGGCGGGGTAGATACTACCAATGCCCCCTCTGCATCTAACCTTCTTGCTGCAATGTTTAACGTTCCTGCGGCTTGCAATACTGTTGAAAGCCTAACACCTGCACCAGTGCCATTCATGGCTGCAATGGGAATGCGCTGGATTGTGAAGTCTGTGTAGTTCATTACTGCCGCAACAGTGCCGCCAGCCACATTCCGCGCGATCGCACCGGGGTTGGCGTTGAACAGCCAATCAGCACCGTCGAACGTCACGACAGGCTTTCCATTTAGCCCGTTTAGCGTGCGTGTAGGCTGGTTTGCAGCGGTCGCCTGTGAGACGTTGCGAGCATTGCCGCTCTTATCATTCCACTGGCTGACGGTCGATCCGTTGAGCGTGATGCTTGCTGCATCCTCGGCGTCGAGCCACAGGGCCAGTGCCGATCCCAAGTTCGACGGACGCCACAACTGAGAGCCGCCGAAAACGCTGCCATCCCACCGATAGGGATGCGTGTAAGGAAGGTTGCGCAAAATCATATCAGGCCACTCCATTTCCAAGCGAGGTAGCCCTCAAGTAATTGACGGTCGGCGGTGGAGAGCGTGGTGTTGGTGATGACGACTTCGGCTACCGTGCCGGGCCACCACTGTTGCGCTGCCGCAGGAGAAGTATCGCTCAGTTGATTACCGCCGATTGCCAATGCACGAAACGCAAGTGACGCTTTTGTCGCGCTGTTGCTGGCAGTTAGGTTCCCATTTCGATACGCAGCTCCCGAGGTGGGAGCCTGAACGCTACCTAGTATTTGAGCAGCATTGACCGGGAAAGCGGCGGCTTCCGTCTGCTCAATCACAGTAGCAGCATCCGTCCCGCCTGCGCGATTAAGGATAGTGCTTGAGGCGGCAAGAACACCAATTGAGGCTTGGTTTGACGCCACCCTTTCCGTAAACAAGCACGCTGGTTCAGTAGCACTATTTTTTAGTGCCACAGCAGCGTAAGACCACGACAACTGATTGGAAAACACGCTGGCAGACAGACCAAGCCAGTCGTCTGTGCCGTCGAAGGTGACAACGGTGCGCCCGCCCAAACCGTTGAGCGTGCGTGTGGGCTGATTCGCCGCCGTTGCTTGAGATGCGTGGCGGGCATTTCCTGACTTGTCATTCCACTGCGAGACCGTGCTGCCGTTAAGCGTGATCGTGTTTGCGTCGGCGGCATCCAGCCACAGCGCCAGCGCAGGCCCCAGGGCGGCAGGGGTCCATGCTGCGCCAGTTCGCAACATTCGTGGAAACCCAAAGCCAAACCCAAAAGACATCAGAAGATTCTCAACAGGTTTGTATTAGGAGTGGGGACTGTAGTGCCCGCATTCCATACACGAATTACCTGAACCGGAATAACCTGCCCTGCTTGAAGACCGACAAAAGTTACATCGGTTCCTTGTGCAGTTGTTACCTTGACGTTTCCAGCGGCTCCGACATAAATAACGCTCGGAGTTGCAAGGTTATTCGTATCACTTACGGTAATAGCTCCCGCGTCCCCTGGGTACATCGGGAACGTGGGGCTGTAGTTGGTCTTAGCCATTCAGCACTCCTAGAGGGCCGAAGCCCTCGTCATCAGTTCTGGAACGTGGTCGGGTTCTGAGCACCGCTAGGATCGCGCTGGACGTACACAACCGTCACAATGAACCGGCCTTGCGTGGTAGCCAACGTGCCAATGGCATTGCGAATAAAGATCGTCGTATCTGCCGCGGTGGAAGTCTGCCATGCCAACTGTGTAGCAGCAGTAGCCGTACCACGGAAACGCCCGCCAGCAGTCGTTGCCACACCCGCCATCAACTCCGAACCACCAGAAGTGGTGCCCACAGAAATCGTGAACGTAGACGTAGCGGTGGGGATAACAATCTGATCCACCACGATGTCATAGATCTGCGAACCCGCAGGAATGATGAGCGCCGACACATCCACGTTACCAATAGCGGCAGACACATTGCCCGAGTCATACGACTGAGCCAGAGTCACCAAGCCCGTGTTACGCCCCGGAGGGTAGCGGTTCGTGCCTACACGAACCGGACCAGACATAGTAGACCAACCCATGATGTTTCCTCAAATCTGCACCCGCCGTCTCTGAGGAGAAGTCTGCCGAGCCAGTCGGCGGGTTGTGGTGAATCTCGGTTTACATGAGGGTAGCACACCATTAATTTTTACGCAAGCCCTGCTTTACAACAGGCAACGATTGCTACAAAGCCAAAGAACCATTCACACGACGTGTGTCAACAAGCAAAAGAAAAGGGCCCCGAAGGGCCCCTTGATCAAGCGTAAGTGCTTGATTTATATGGAGTTTTGTCAGCTAGACCCAGGCGAGCCGAACACGCCAAGACTGTCCGACACTCCGAAAGAATACCTCTCACGCGCCTTGTACCTGTTGTTACCGGTGTCAAAGTCAGCGTCCATGCTAGTGGCAAGCGGCATACGGACAAAGTGCTTCAAGCCGTTGGGAACGTCGGTCTTGAGGAACCAGGCGTTCGAATCGGTCAGGAAGTTATTGACGGTATAGCCTTCCGGGATGGAGCCGTTGTTGACAATGGCGTTGATGTCATTGTCGGTGGTTCCAACTCGGAGTTGGGTGCCAAGCAGGCGGGTTGCAACGAAGCTGAGTCCCGGGGGAACGATCAACTTGCGCGGCTTTGCGGCGATCAGCAGGCCCCGTTCGTCGGTCCAGGCAGCGATCTGGATCACAGCCGCTTCGAGGGACGTTTCGTTCAGGTCTGCCGCCGTAGCGGGCCGGTTAGAGTTGAAGCCGCCAGACACCAGCGGGTGTTGCGTCGAGAACAGAGGCTGACCGTCGCCATACAGAGCAAGCGAAGAGAAGCCGTTGTTCAGGGGAGACGCCCCCTTGATCTGCTTGGTGTACGCCATAGCCCGGGCGAGGGCCTTGGTATACCGCTGAGACAGGCTGTCGTACAGGTTGTCTTCCATCGCCTCTTCGGTGATAGAAAAACCCAGCGCAATAGTCTCGTGGTTATAACGAGCGGTCCAGGCTTCTTGCGCATTGTCATACGCAATAGCTGAACCTTCGTTCTTCACCGGAGCGGCGGAGAAGCCAGCAAGTTTGGTTTCCTCTTCAAACGAGCGCTCAGAGGTCTCCGTATCGTAGATCTCCTTGTGCTGTTCGCCGTAGCGCGCATACTCCAAGCCAAACAAAGCATTCAAGCCTGGCAGAAGTTCTTTGAGTAGTTGAGCACGTCCAATAGCCATGATTTACTCCTTAAGCGATGTTGTAGCGATGGACATTGAAGTTGATCTTAGCCAAAACTTCTTGGCTTTGAACCAACACCAACGCGCCAGTAACCGTCACCGTCGAAGCAGTCACCGTCAAGGCCGTGTTGCCCGTCGTCGTTACGGTTGACGCAGCGGTCAGGGACGAGCCCGTAAACTGCAACTGACCAGTGGCCGCGACCAACTGGTACACATCCGTCCCGATGGGAAGAACTTGACCAACCGTCAGACCAGAAACGGTCAGCGTGGTCGTGCCAGTACCGGACACATACGTTGCCGGTGAGCTGACTTGCGATTCCGGCACAAGGCTCAGAATACGCCAGCCTGCGTTAGCAACCGTTGCCGTGGTGCCCACTACGCCCTGAGAACTGTTGCCAGTAGCAACCGAACCAGTGGTCGTGGAACCGGCAGCGTTCACGCCAACCGCCAACTGAGACATGGAACCGATAGTTTGAACACCAGCGGCAGTCACAACACCCAGACGGAAAACCGTATCGGGGTCATCAACCACCACTGCGCGGATGTCACCAGCCAGCGTGTTCGCAGGATAGAACTGCGAGAACCGCTTTTGCTTGGTCACAGGATCAGTGAACGAACAGCCCAAGAACACACCAACAGTAGTGTTGGTAGTGTTGATAGGAGCCGTTGCGATCACCAGAAAACCGGCAGACAAAGTTACGGCGTCACCCGTAAAAATGCTCGTGCCGTAGTTGTAGGCAATCGGGTACTCACGGGTAGAACCCGAGAACACCTGACCACCCAACAGATTTACGGGTTTTGCCCCGTAAGGTGCATCAACAAACGGATATGGCATTTAAGCCTCCTTGATTAAGCCTCGCGTCCGAACTTTGATACCTTCGTTTGATGATGCTTGAACATCGTTGGCATACGAGGGTCGTTCTCGCGCATGAAATTGTTGTCAACCGCACGCATCTCCGCCTCTGCGCGTTCACGCGCTTTGGCATCGTGCATCTCAGTCAACTCCTTTGGTGTTTTGCAAAGCATCAGGCCACCGATTTGAATCGTGTCTGCAAACTTGCCGCTGCCAGCTTCAAACAAGAATACTTCTGGATGGTCACTAGCTTTTACGGGCTCCCAGCCCTGCTGAAGTTTTTGAGAAACATTGGGGGCATCAGAAACCCCAATCGTGCTGAGCCGAATCCATCGCATGGAATAGCCGTCTTCTTCGTTGACATAAGGCAACACAGAAGAGTTGGCCTGAGAAAACCGCTCAACCTTGGCGCGGATCTCTGCAGCGCGAGACTCGGCAGCGCGATTGTCAGAGACCCGAGACTCTGAAGAACGGTTGTCCGCGCCACGAGATTCCGATGCGCGAGACTCAATTTCACGGGGATTACGTTCAGCCATTTTGCTTCCTCATTTCTTCAGCTACCTGCTTAGCATAGAGTTCCAAAGGAACACCAAGCCGCTTGGCGATATGTACTTGTGATTGCGTTAGCACGATCTTTTTAGGCGCTGTGCTTCGCGTGGCGGGGGCTACAACCGATGACCTCTTTTTTTCCGAAGGGAACGCATCCGGGAAAATCTTCCTAATCTCAGCATTGATGCTTTGATAGTATTCATCGCTTGATGTGTCTGCACCGCTTTCTACAAGTTCATTGTGAATTTCCATCGCAACTGCTCTCATCTTGCGGTCTGTAGTAAACCAGGGATTGGCCTTTTGCCACGCTCTGGCTTTCTCATCCACAATAGGTTGAGCAACGCTTGGGGCGGGTTGTACCACAGGTTCTTCTGGTTTTGCAACCTGCGGCCTAAAATTGTTTACACGCTCAGCCTTAATTTTGGCAGCAGTTAGTTCTTCCTGCGCCGCAACCAAAGCATCAGCGTCCCCAGCTTCATAGGCTTGTTTGTATTTGACCTTGGCCTGATCGACCTCGTTAGCAACTACTTTCTTAGCCTGCTCAAGCAGCGCCTGCTGGCCTTGCCCCAAACTGCCTTGGAGTTTCTTGTTCTCCTCAACTAGGTTTTGGGCAAACCGCAGCGCCTCTTCTCGCTCACGCAAAGCCGCCTCTTTAGCGCGGCGCTCCTCGTGATACCCCTTGGAAAAGTGCTGGATGCGCTTCTTTACCCCTTCGGAATACTGTGCGAGTTCGTCATCAGTAACTTCCGTAGGTGCCTCCTTCATGGGAGGACGGTTGCGGTCTTCCTCTGGAGTATCGTCAACGACCTCAATTCCAGGTGCGTTTTCAATCTCAAACTCCAGCTTTTCTTCCACAGGAGCTTCTTCAGTGCGTTCAGTCATGTCTACTCCTTATACTCGCTTGATGCCGCGAGGATCGTCCACGGTAGCCTCAACGCTATCGTCCCAGATGATCCGCCATTCAGTACCGTGAATCTTTAGCCTAGTTCCGCTGTTAGGCCGAACCAAAACAAAGTCACCCACCTTGCATGAAGGCCCACTAGGAAACTTTTTGGTGTCCTTGTAGCAATCCGGTCCCATCTTGGCGACAAACAAAACTGGGCTCGTCACTTCTTCAAAGTGCATGGTCTGACCAGCCTTGACCAGCCCGCTTTCATACTCTTCTTCTGCTTTTGGAAGCATGCACAAGATATGAAAAGTCTTCGGATCTGGTACTTGTTTGGCTTTTTCAGCATCAGTACCCGGCAAAGTCGTCGTGTTTTTGCCGTCGCTCAGGAGTAGTTCACTCATCGTTTTCCATCTTTCGCAGGAGGTCGTTGATAAAGGAATGCGTGCGCGAAAGACCCCGGATTTCGCCACACATATCTCGGTACTCAGGGAAGTCTTTTGCCGCACCTGAGATAAGAGCCTGCGCAATAACATCGCGGCGCTCTTCGATTTCTTGGATAACTACGTCAAACGCAGTAGTCATTCTTTAGCCTTTGGTTTGGAAGCAGAGCGAAGCATCTGCTGTCTGGTTTTGATTGCATCCGATTGAATTTGCTGCCTCATCTTTTGTTGATGTGCCTGCTCCTTGTGTTGAAGTTCCTGTTGCGCCCGGATAGCCTTCAGCCGGGGATCTTCACCTTGCCCCTTTTGGGCTTCAAGCGCCAGTCGGGCCTGCTCAAGTTGAAGTTTGCCTTGAGCAATTTGGAAGTCCATCTGGTCGTTCTGCGCCTTGCGCTCCATCTCAGCTTGCTTCAACTGAAGCTCTGCTTGAGCCATTTGGATCGTTGGATCTTGCGCCTGCTGCTGGGCCTGCATCTGCGCGGCCATCGCTTGGTTTTGAACCATCGTCCTCTGAGCCGCAGCGGCAATCAGCGGGGCCAACGCCTTCTCATCTTCTGGCGCAATGGGAGCGTTGTTTTCTTGATCCAGCACCGGCAAGGGAACTCCCAGTGCCATCTCTACCTGTGCTCGATAAGCAAACGCAGCATGTTCTGCAATGTGAGCCATGAGTGCAGCCATCATCTGCTGGGCCATTGGGTTCTGCCCCAGCGTGGCGGCAATTTTTGGATCTTGCATGAACGCTTGATGCGTCAGCAAGTGCGCCTCATGGTCTTGATAAGCAAAAGCCTTGACCGGCTTGCCTCTCAAAACATTCATGTTTTCAGTCACAGGATCTTGCGGCTTTTCATCCCCGGGCAAAGCCACCAATTTTTCCGCATTCTTAATACCAAGAACTTCCAGCATCTGCCGGTGAAGTTGTGGCAAGTCGTAGATTTGCGGAGCACCTTGCGCCAGTTGCAGAGCAGCTTGGTACTGCATGATCCGCTGCGCCATCGTGGCGGCATTTGGATCGCTGACAGGAATTACCTCTACCGTGTCGTAGTCAGCCCGCTTGACCGCCCGGTCACCACCTTCAGGGGTGTATGAATACTCATCCGGCAGAAAATCTCGGATGATTCCCTTCAGAAGTTTGAACTCCATCCGAAGCGAAGAATGCACCCGCGCCTGAACAGCACTCATGGTCTTGAGTTGCCGCTCCAAAATTGCCAGCGTAGTCCCCACCGGGGCCTGGGCGCTCATATCACTGATCTTCAAATCAGCAATCGCCGCCAGCCGCCGCCCGTCCTCAGTAATCTTCTCAAGCAGCGCCGCCAGAACCTGACTCGGCTCCTTGTACGGCAAGGGCATGATGCTATCCCTAACCGCACCGGACGGAACATCAACATCCCTAAACTCGCCTGGAGCAATCGGCGTGTCATCGCCCTTGATTTTTAGCCCGCGAGACTTCAAACCACCCGGCAAATTTGACAGCGTGCCCGCATCTACCAGTTGTCGAATGATGGAAGTGCCAGCCCGAGCATAACCACCAATAATGTGGATATAACCCAGGCCATAAGCACCAAACCCCGGTATGTAGGTGTATTGAACGAAGTGCTGTCGCTTGAGTTTTTTCTTGTCCGTCTCTTCCCAATTCCTGCGGATCGCAAGAACTTCCTGAGTACCACGTTCAATAGTAACAATGTAGGGAATCGGAATCTCATCTTCGTACCCTTTCAAGTCCAAATCAACATGGATCTCCATCACCTGATAGCGGTCGTCATCCGTTAAGGAATAACCCTGCTCTTCAGCCTTTTTCTTCTCAATATCAGAAAAAACGTGAGTAGGCTCACCAAGTTCTATATCCTTGTAGAACCCGGCTACCTG